GTTGTTACAAATGCAAGTAGCGTTGGCTATGTGGACGCAACTGGTAATTTTATTACAACATCATTGTATGAAAATTTACGTAATGTATTATCCACAGTGGAAGTAAATCCAATTGCAACTCTTCCAGGAGCAGGATTAGTCACAATGGGACAATACACTAGATCCCCGGTGTCATCAGCACTTAACCGTGTTAATGTATCTCGTTTAGTTGCGTACTTACGTCGCCAACTAGGCGTGCTAGCCAAGCCGTTCTTGTTTGAACCAAACGATTCCCAAACACGTAATGAAATAAAAGCGTCCATTGAGAATTTATTGCTAGAATTAGTTGGTCAACGTGCCTTGTATGATTTTGTAGTTGTTTGCGATAAAACAAACAATACACCTACAAGAATTGATCGAAACGAATTATGGGTTGACATTGCAATTGAGCCAGTTAAGGCAGTGGAATTCATTTACATCCCTCTAAGATTGTTGAACACAGGAGCAATTGCTTCTGGAAACTTTGGTTCACAAGCCACAGGGTCAAACAACAGCTCATCCGGTCAATAACAACAGAATAAGGAGCATTTAAATGCCAGTCGCAAGTTTAAATAATTTTACAGTTCCACTAGCAGGTGCAACTAACCAAGGGCAAGGATTGTTAATGCCAAAACTAGGGTATCGCTTCCGCGTTACACTAACACAATTTGGCTCTGGTGGAGATCCTGCAACAGAACTAACAAAACAAGTTATCAGTGTTGATCGCCCTCACCCAGAATTTGACGAAGTCAAATTGGATGTGTACAACAGCACAGTTAAAATCGCAGGTAAACACAAATTTGGTGATATCAAATTAAAGGTGCGTGATGATGTTAACAATGCAGTAACAAACAAAGTTGGTCAGCAATTACAGAAACAGTTTGATTTCTTTAACCAATCCAGTGCATTCAGTAGTCAAGATTATAAGTTTTTCATGGCTATTGAAATTTTAGATGGCGGCAACGGAGCGTTTGACGCTCAAACGCTTGAAGTATTTCAGGTACAAGGTTGCTGGATTAAAATGGCCAGTTACAGCGGTAATGACTATTCCAAGAGTGATGCAATGGAAATTGAATTAACAATTTGTTTTGATAATGCATATCAAACAAGTGCAAACGGTAACACACTAGGACTTGGAACTGAAGTTCCGAGATTGAACTTAACATCCGCACTATAATATTAACTACCCCCAATCAAGCCCGACCTAAAAACCGGGCTTTTTTATAGGCTAAATATTCGTATGGCCATACAACCTTTTAATTCATATCTAGATGGTGGAAAACCGGAAGGTACTACCGCAAATTTTACTGGGTATAGACACGCCACTAAACTTTATCTTACTGACAATTTTAAAAAAGTGCCAAAATTTGGCCACATGTATTTTGTAAAATTCAATTTACATCCAGATGTGGCCAATCAATTAACAACTGACTGGGATAAAAGATTTACTGCTTTGTTGATTAAAGATGTGCAATTACCTAAATTTAAAATTGCCACCGAGACTATTAATCAATATAATAGAAAAACCAATGTTCAAACAAAATTAACATATGAGCCGTTAAATTTTAGTTTCCATGATGATATGGGAGGCACCACAAACGGATTTTGGACCAATTATTACAAATACTATTATGCTGATAGTAGATTTGGTGATGCTTCTGCTAGTCCTGGGGTAAAAACTGCGTATGCTGATACCAAATACAGTAACCCTGATAACGATAATACATATGGATTTAATCCTATAGGTTCTTCAATTCTTGCATCGTCAACTCCATATTTTTTAGAAAGCATAGACATATATCAGTTACATGCCGGACCTAGTCATAGAGATTATACAAGGTTCAGATTGATTAATCCTTTAATTTCTGCTTGGGAACATGACTCCATGGCTCAGGGAGGCGAAAGCAAAATACTACAAAACAAAATGACAGTGGTTTATGAAGATGTAATTTATTCTTCAGGAAAAATGCAAAGAAAAATGCAAAGCGCCGCCGGAGACGACAGTGTGCTGTTATTTGAAGATCCAGAAGTTTATGATACTACCCCTACCACATTAACAGCAGGCCCTGGCGGCCAACCACCAGATTTTAATTTTGCCAGACTTGGCCTAGGCGGTGTTAATAAAGACTTATATGATTATACAACACTGATACCGCAATACCCACCCCATATTCCTTCTCCAGCTGAATATCAAAAGGCTGGATTAAGTATTGGTTCAATAATAAATGCAATAAATCTTGTTAAAGCATTTAAATCAAATCCTAGACAGGCATGGAACATTTATGGTATAAATCTAAAAAATATGTTAACAGGAGCAGTGGTTGGAGCAATTAGTTCTAACCCTGCCAACGTTGTAGGCAGGGGAGGTAATGTAAATAATCCTCAAGGGCAATTTAGTTTTAGTCCTCCAGATGTTGGCCAATCCACGTATCTAAACACAAGTTTAGGAAATCCTGGCACTGGCCAAGTAAATAATAGACCGCCATTGGGCAGTAGCTCAAACAGCGGTGAACAGAGTCCAAGTTAAAAATGCAAACAGCTTTAAGTAATTTACCTCCGTCAAGCCAACCCAATTCATCTAGCGTGGACAGCATGGTTCAGGCATTTAATAATTTTTATGCTGTGCCTGTGCAACTTAGCTCCACAGTACTAAACGCCATGGTGGGGTTTTTTGAAAATAAAGGTTTTGATGTAACTACCGCGCAATCAATTGCATTGGTAATTATGACACAGGCTCATCGTGATAATTTTAATCCCATGACCGTATTGGATTCTCTAAAAGGTGTGAGTAATTTAGAACTCAGTAATCTTGCTACTCAAATTTTAAACTATAACAGATCCAAAACAAGTTTTTTAGGCATGGTTGACAACGCAGTACCTTTTGAACCAGTGCAACGAAATATTATAGCATGAGTTTAAAATTTGCACAAAGTTTTTATTCAATTAAAAACCCTGAAAAATATATAGGTACCAAAGATCCATATTACCGTAGCGGTTGGGAACTTACCTTTATGACATTTTGTGATAATAATCCAGCCATAGAGCAATGGGCCAGTGAACCTGTTAAAATTCCATATCGAGACCCTCTTACTGGCAAACAGTCAGTGTATGTACCAGATTTCTTAATCAAATATATTAACAAGAATCAACAGGGACATGTTGAAATGATTGAAATTAAACCAGCCAATCAACAACTTATAGAAAAAGTAGGAAAAAATCTCTACAATCAAGCACAGTTTGTTAAAAACATGGCCAAGTGGGAGGCCGCAAATATTTGGTGCAAAAGTCGTGGAATTAAATTTAGAGTTATAAACGAAACGGATATTTTTTCCAATACCGGAAGAAAGTAATAAGTAAGAATATGACCAAGAAATTAGAAGAACTATTTGATTTGCCAAAAGAACCGTTAGAGGCTCCCAAAGTAGAACCTATTCAAACTGAGGTTATTAACCTTCAGGATAGGCTGGAAGAATTTGACAAAATTGCCGCTGCCTTGCCCCGTGTCAAAGGATTAGGCGATATGGCTGACGGCGAGTTAGATGCATTGGCTAGTAAAGCGGAAGAAGCATACGATAATCTCATGGATCTAGGCATGAACGTGGAAGCACGTTACAGTACTAGGATGTTTGAAGTTGCCGCACAAATGATGAATGCCGCTATTACCGCAAAAACCAATAAAATTGACAAAAAATTAAAGATGGTAGACTTGCAACTTAAGAAATTGGCCATTGATAAAAAACACGGGCAGGAAAGCGATGATGGAAACGCCATTGAAGGTCAGGGTTATATCTTGACAGATCGCAATTCCATTCTGGAAAAATTAAAAAATCTGAATAAATAAACACACTATGAGAAACTTCAAAGATTACCTATCAGAAAGCACCGTCGGCAAAAAACACCAATTTCGTGTAAAAGTTGCAGGCGACTTTACACCTGATCAAGAAACAAAATTAAAATCTATGATGGAACGATTCCAAGTAGATTCTTTTAAGAAAGTTAAAACTACCCCCGTACAATCATTGCCATTAGATTTCCCACAAGTTAGAAACTGTGAGGTACACATCTACGAAGTAACCGTAGATTACCCAACAACACAGTTTGAATTAACAGAATATCTAAGCAGTGGATTGGGTGTTAACAAACAAAATTTAGCAGTTCGTCGACCAGGTGAGCCTAGCGAAGAATATCAACACCAAGAGCCAACTAAGCGTGAAGGTGCATTGTTAAATGATCCTGAATACAAAGAAGCAGGTAGTCCTCAGTTTGAAGATTACTATGGTGACAAATATAACACTGGGTTTGTTAAGGAACTTAACGACTTATTGAAATTACAACGTAAAGCTCGAGGGGAAGAAATTCCTACTGAAGGTGTTGCAAAATACAACGTTGATTCACCAGCAAATAATAACAGTCCAATACAACAAGCGGACTATGATCCAAGGAAGAAATAATTATGCAAATGATCGACGTACTAAAGCGTTTAGCTGAGCTAGATGCAAAAAACCCAAATATGGTTTCTGAAAATTCAGAAGTTGCAGAATGTGGCCCAATGGGTATGATGGGGGGCATGGAGGGCATGTCGATTCCAGAAGCTCCAAAGACTCCAGCTACATTAAATGTAACTGCTGGCAGCGCCGAAGAGCTTGGCAACATGCTAACTCAAATTATGCAACTGGCCGGAGTACATAAAGTTGAACCTGAGCACTTGGGCATAGAAAAAGAACCATCTCCCCTAACTGCTGAACCAGAAATGGGTGGCGAAGCACCACACAGCGGAAGCCCTGATAGTATGCGCGGTATCAAAGATAGAATGAATGACTTTGATGATAACGAAGCAGACGACGAAGGTGACCGTGAAGAAACTGACGAAGAAACAGAAGAGCCTATTCCAGGAGGAATTCCTGGAGTTGATAATACCCCCAACGATCCGACCAAACAAAAGCCATTTAATCCTAATGGATTTGCTAAACAGCAAAATAGTCCAGGAGGTGGTGACGTGCCTAAAGATCACGAAACTCGCCCACGTGACCGCAATCAACCGATTGCTACATTTGAAAACTTGATGTCTGAATACCAACAATTTGTCAGCGAAAGCGAAGGCAAGACAATGAGCCGTGCAGCCAAGGGTAATGAAAAATATGGCAAGTATGAGACAGAAAGCGTTGAAGATCGTTTAAAAGATCTAGATCCAAAGAACCCAGTTAACATCCCAGCATACAAGCGTAAGGCTGCTTCTGGTGACTCTGCTAGTGCCGCAAAAAACACTAGGGAAGCGTTCAATGCCGGCAAAGAGCAAAAGCATGCCGCTGATACTACAATGAAGCATATTAAGAATCCTACACAAGGTGAAAAAGATGCGGCTAAAGATATTAAGCCAGGTATTAAAGGTTATGCAGATCGTGCTGATATGTTGAAGTCTGCAGAACAACGCGGGGCTTTAAAAGAAAGCATTGACATGGCCAGTTTGTTAAAACTATCTGGTTTAAGATAACCCATTACGTAAAAACCAAATAGCCTCTTCGGAGGCTATTTTTTTCATTAAATAACAGTATGGCAAAATCATTAGACGGCAATTTAGTTAAAAAGGCTCATGCTACTCAGAGGTGGTCAGACGAAGATCTGCAACACATGTCCGCATGTATGGACCCTGTAACAGGCCCACAATATTTTTTAAAACATTTCTTTTTTATTCAGCATCCGTTAAAAGGCAAGATACAATACGAAGCATTTGAATATCAAGAAGAACTACTAGCAAGCTATCACGGACACCGCTTCAGTGTAAATATGCTAGGGCGCCAGATGGGAAAGACCACAACAGCCGTAGGCTATTTACTGTGGTACGCTATGTTCGTACCCGAC